GCGGGACTGCCGGTAGATGTCCGCCGTCAGTTCGTTGCCGATGCAGCCGTCAGGGTTCGGGTCGGCGTACTGCCGCAGCGGCGAGTCCTCCGGCACGTCCATCCACGGGCCCGCCAGGCGCACGTCCAGGCCGTTCAGGCTCATCTGCTCGAAGAACGCCACCCGCGACGGGAACCCGCTGCCGACGAACGCGAAGTCCCATATCTTCTGCGCGGCCGGGTCCGGGTAGTGCACGTGCTCGCGGTAGGCGTGGGGCATGTAGTGCGCCGGGCCGAGCTTCCGGTAGGTGTCCAGGTTCACCGGGTCGTTCAGCAGGTTCAGGTCCGCGTGCGCCGCCCGGGCCAGCTGCTCGTCATCCTGGTAGGGGGATTCCGAGTGCAGCAGGATCACCTTCATGCCGCGGTCGCGGAACATGTCCAGGTACAGCGGCGGCACGAAGAACGCGCTGATCAGCAGCACCACGTGCGGCCACGACTGGAACGCCGCCGACAGAATCCCCTCGCCGGCCATGCGGACGGCGTCCTCCCGGGTGACCGCTTTGCGTACCGTCGTCGCGCCGTCGTCGGCGACCTCGCCGAGGGGGATGTGCGCGGCGTCGAACAGCTGGAGCCGCCGGTCCAGCTCGTAGGTGTACACCTCTTCGCCGAGGCCGGCGAGCGCCTCCACCCAGCCCGTGAACATGTCCGCCACCGAGAAGCTGGGCCCAGGGTGGCCAACCAGCCAGCGCATTACGCTCTATCCATGGACACGCTGACCGTCTTTCATTCGGATGGCGGCTTCGCTATCTGCCGGGCCACGTCAGTGAGCGCGCCCTGGTGGGAGGCGCCGCATTGCCCTAGCTGCACCTGCGCGTCCCCACAGGCCCGCGTAGAACACGGCAGCTATGTGACCTGCGGTCACTGCGGGAAGACCGGCATTGTTCCTAATGCCGGGCATGAAGCGGATTTCATGCCAGCGGGCGCATCGGTGACCACCGCCCCAGACGGCACCCAGACGTGGCACTGGGGGCCGGTCTAGGTCCCCACGTTCAGGATCAGCGAACAGGCAAGGAAGTCCACGCCGTTCCAGTTCATCAGGCCGTAAGCGGTCGCTTCGATCACCGCACAGTACGACACCTGGCCGCCCAGGGTCGGGTCGCGCTGCACCGCCGCGTGCACACTGTTGGTGCCCACCGGGGACAGGTAGCCGTCGAGGGCGTCCTGGCCGCTGGCCGAGTCGCCCTCGGACACGAGGATGATCGCGCGCAGCGTGTAGTCCGTCTCGTTCTCGAACGTCTGCGCATAGCGGATCAGGCTGCCGGTCTGCGGGGCGACCACGGCCATCGGCGGGTTGACCGCGCCGAACCGGTTCGCTGTCGCGCGCAGCCCGATCGAGGACGTGAGGTAGGCGGCGATGGCCTGCCGCACCGTAGGAAAATCAGGCTGCGTCACTACCATCCTTCCCTATGAGGTTCCATGAGGCGCTCCTGTGCGTGATCGCGGTGATTCTGCCGTTTACGGCGTGGGTTGCCTCTGGGTTGATCTGGTGGACGCCGTTCGCGGCGTTCCCGGTTTCGCTTGGCCTGATCTGGCTGGCTGGCTGGATGGTGGATCACACGTACGGCTGAGGTCAGACGCCGACCCGCTGGCCGGTGATGTACCGGTGCAGCAGCCACATCACCTGCGGGTTCTGCTGCACCCTGACCACCCCGAACTCGCCAAACCCAGCGACACCGAACGGCGCGTCCTTGATGCGGAAGATCTGCGCCGCCGCGATTAGCGAGGCGTTTTTGACGTTGAGCGGAACGGCGGCCCAGCCGAAGACGCCGGTGACCTGGATGCGGTCCAAGTGGCTCCACATCCACACGAACGGGAACAGCTTCCCTCCGGTGATCACTACCGCCGCCGTGTACGGCCACGCCTCGCCCTTCGCCGCCGCGTTGTACTTGCCCGGCGCGACCTCGAGCGCGTAGTCGGTGCCCTGGGTCCAGGTTTCCTCGAAGACGCCATCGCCGTCCCGGTCCACCTTCAGCGTCGTCACCGACACCAGGTCGTCGAGGGACTGGCGGGAGATCGACTCCGGGATGTACGTCCGCGTGTCGGTGCCGCGCCAGAAGTACCGGCCGGTGATCTCGTCGATCGCCCGGGACGCGCCCGCGGCGGCCAGGCCCAACTCGAAATCGTCAGCGGTGTCGGTGATGCCCAGGCGGGACTTCAGTTCTTCAGTTGTGCAGTAGTTCTGGCTCAGCGCTGAGGGGCCGACGGTCCAGGTGCCTTTGACGACGTCGGTGGCGGTGCCGGTGCCGTCCCAGGTGTAGACCCAGACGCCGTCGATCGTGCAGGCCACGTTCGCCGAATAGGTGCCCGTGGAGACATGCGTCACCGAGGGCGTGCTGGTGGCGCCGGTGGGGTCGGCAATTGTGAGCGTGACGGTCGTCGCGTCCGTCGGTACGCCGTTGACCTTGAAAACGTTCTGAAGGGTGGCGAACTCGTCCCCGGCGGCGTAGAAGACGGTCGCGCTCATCAGTGCTCCAGCCAGGCGGGGTGGGCGGCGAACCAGCGGACGGTGCGCTCCAGCGACTCGGCGAAGCCGACCGGCGGCTTCCACCCGGCCGCGTGGATCTTCGAGGCGTCCAGGGCATACCGGTGGTCATGGCCCGGCCGGGAGGAGTGGTAGTCCGCCCACTGGTAACGCAGCCGCTTCCCGGCCGCCTCCGCGATCAGTTCCGCCACCGCGAGCACGTCCTTCTCATCGCCGGCGACGTGCCACCGGTCCGGCCGGTCCGCAGCAGGGAACACGGCGGGCGTGGTTTCGGTGAGTACCCAGCGGAGCGCGTCGGCGAAGTTGCGGGCGTGCAGCCAGCACCGGGATGACGGCTGCCAGTGCTCCAGCCGCGCGGCCGCCGTGGCCATCCCCGGGTTCCAGCGGCCGTGCAGCGGCACCTCGGCGCCGGTGAGGACGGCCCTAGTGGCGAGCGGCACGAACTTCTCGGCACTCTGGCGCTCGCCAAACATGTTCATGATGTTCACGACCACCACCGGCAGGCCGAACGTGCGCCAGTAGGAGAACGCGATGGCCTCCTGGCACGCCTTACTCGCCGAGTACGGGTTCGACGGCATGACCGGCGCCCACTCGGCGTGCGCGGCGCCTTCCTCCGCCGGGCCGTACACCTCGTCCGTCGACACCTGCACGAAGTGGGTGAGATCACCGCCGCGGGCCCGGGCCCACTCCAGCATGGTCAGCGTCACATCCACGTTGTTGCGGACGAACGGCGCCGGGCCGGTGATCGACCGGTCCACATGCGACTCCGCGGCCAGGTGCAGCACGGCGTCCACGGCGCCGATCCGCTCATCCAGCCACGGATGCACCGGGGCGCGCAGGTCATGCCACAGCAGGCTCACCCGGCCCGGGTCATACCCCGCGCAGTCCGTGAGACGGTCCGGGCGGCCCGCGTAGGTGAGCCCGTCAAGGACCACCAGCTCCCAGCCGGTCGTGGTGAGAAGATGCTCGATCAAATGATGCCCTGCAAAGCCGGCGCCGCCAGTGATCAGAACACGCTTCATGTGACTCCCGGGCTCGAGGTGCCGGATGGAGTGACTGTGTGGGTGCCGTCGCGGGGGTCGGTTACCGACGGCGCGGCGGTGGCCAGTGCGGTGACCGACCGTGCGCCGTCGCGCGGGTCGGTGACCGTGGCCGCCGAGGTGCCCGGCGCGGTCACCGTGGGCGCCGACCGGGCGACCAGGAACGGCGGGGGCGGTGGCACCGGGCCAGCTACCTGGCGCCAGATCGCCCGGTGCGGCGGCCGCGGCGCGAACGGCTGCCGCCATTGCGGCCCGCGCACAGATACTGGCTGCGCGGCCAGGGTCGTCTTGGCGAGGACGCCTTTGCCGGTGGCCCGGTGCGGCGCGGGTGGCCGGTTCGTGACCGGCCTGGGCCGTGATGGAGACGCGCCTATTGGTGGTGGCGCGGCGAGCGTGCGCCAGGTGGCCCGGTGTGGTGCGGGGGTGCGTGGCTGCGGGCGCCACGGGGGTGGCGGGACGCGGGACGGCTGCGCGGCCAGCGTGGCGCCGGCCAGGACACCCTTGCCGGTGCCCCGGTGGAGTGCCTGCGGCCGGTTCGTGACCGGCTGAGGCCGGGACGGCGGCGTGGCCGTAACCGTCACAACGGCAGGCGGTGGCGCGGCTATGACCCGCCAGATGCCCCGGTGCGGCGATAGTGGCCGGTTCGTGACCAGTCGCGGCCGTGACGGGGGCACCCCGGCTGGTGGTGACGCGGCGAGCGTGCGCCACGCGGCCCGGTGGGCGGCTGGAGTCCGCGGCTGCGGGTGCCACGCGGGCGGCGGCACCGACGAGGGCTGCGCGGCCAGGGTCGTCTTCGCCGCGATGCCCTTAGCGACCGGGATCGCCCGGTGGGGCGCCAGGTGCTGGATGGCCGGCTGCGGCCTGGCCGGCGGGGTGGCCGCGGCCACGATGACGGCTGGCGCGGGGCCGCTGACGGCCCGCCATGCCGCCCGGTGCGGCGGCCGCGGGGCGGGCGGCTGCCGCCATGGGGGTGGCGGGACGCGGGACGGCTGCGCCGACAGGGTCGTTGCGGCGAGGAGGCCCTTGCCGGTAGCCCGGTGCGGCGACCGCGAAGACACCGCCGATGGCGGCAGTGTCGCCGTCAAGTACGGCGCCGCCGGGGGGGCGAGGATGCCCTTGGCGGTGGCGCGGTGCGGCGCCGGGTGGGCTATCGCGGGCTGCGGCCTCGCCGGTGGCACGGACGGCGGCTGCGCGGCCAGCGACGTCTTGGCGAGGACGCCTTTGCCGGTGGCCCGGTGGGCTGCGCGGGGCGAGATCGCCGACGGCGGCAGTTTCGCCGCCAGGTAGGAGGGCTGCGCCGGCGCGAGGACACCCTTGCCAAGCGCCCGGTGCGGGCCGGGGCTGCGCGGCTGCGGGCGCCACGGCGGCGTGGGCGCCACGGCGGCGGCTGCTGCTGCGGGCGGCGGGGCTGCGACGCCGCGCCACAGGATCCGGTGCGGGCCGGGGTGCCGGACGGGGACGGGCTGCGGCAGCGGGAAGACGATGGACGGCTGCGGCGACAGGGTCGTCTTCGCCAGGACACCCTTGGTGCGGGCGCGGTGGGCGGGACGGGGCGACACCGCCGTAGGCGGCAGTTTCGCCGTCAGGTAGGAGGGCTGCGCCGGGGCGAGCCGCCCGCGCCACACCGCCCGGTGCGGGGGCAGGTGCCGGATGGCCGGCTGCGGCCTGGACGGCGGCACCGACGAGGGCTGCGGCGACAGGGTCGTCTTCGCCGCGATGCCCCTGGCTACCGGGATCGCCCGGTGGGGCGCCAGGTGCTGGATGGCCGGCTGCGGCCGGGCGGGTGCCGCCGGGGCGGGCGGCACCGGCGCCGGGGCGCCGGCCAGAAGGCCCGCCGCCAGCGCGGCCCGCGCGCCCAGCCGCGCCCGGCCGGCCAGCCGGGTAAACACCCCCGGCTTCGGGGACACCGTATACGGCACCGTGGCGGCCGACCCCGCCATGAACGTGCAGATCGACGCGGCCACCGGGCCAGCGGCGGTGGAGAACGCCTCCGTGTCGGTGACAACCGCCAGCGACGTCCCCGTGTCCGCCTTATAGTCGGCGGCGATGTGGCCCTGGGTTTTGACACCCTGGTTCTGGGACGCGAACTCGGTGAACCCGGTTCCCGCCGACAGGGTCGTCTTGGTCGCCGAGGCGTAGTTGACACTGACGGCCGCCACTGCGCAGTCATGCTGCGCCGTCGTGGCGGAACTGGTCGCTATCGCCAGGCTGGTGACGGTACTGCCGCTGGCTGCGGTGCCGGAGACGTCCGGGACGGGGGCGGTGCCGCCGCCGGAGAACTCCACGATCGCGCCCTGGGGAGCGCCCCCGCCGGTGAAGGTGACGGTGAGCGTGCCGGCGGGGACGTTCGGGTAATACCAGATCTGGCTGTTAGCGAACGGACTGGTGGAGACCAGCGCGTCGGCGGCGGCGACATGCACCCATCCCGAAGCCACCGTGTAGGACGGCTGTGTGCTGTTACCGGTATCGACAATCGCCAGGACCAGCAGGTTCCCGGCGGTAGGCGTATAGGTGCTGCCAGAGCTGACGAATCCGCCGCTGTCCGCGACATGCGTGAACGCCATGTCAGCCGCCTGGCTTCACGTACACACCCCGGAAGGCGTCTCGCTCATCGGCTACCGCGTCCCACCCGGGCGGCGCGCCGCAGTCGTTCACGCTGATCAGCACCGCGCCCGGTGCCATCAGCGACCGGATGCGGGCCTCCAGCACCGCCTCCGCGTCTTCATCTTTGAGCGGGCAGTTGACGTAGACGATCCCGTAGTTCCCGTAGCCGTCCCAGGTGCGGGCGTCCGCCTCATGCACCGTGACCCCCAGGCCCCGCGCCACCGCAGCCAGCACGGGCAGCCGCTCGACCCCCTCCACCGCCAGCCCGCGTGAGGCGGCCAGCAGACACTTGGTGCCGATCCCGCAGCCCACCCCCAAGAACGACGCTACCGGGACGCGGGGAACCGCCAGATCAAGCAGCCGGGCGAACTCAGCCAGGCTGTACGGCTCCCACCCATAGCATTCCGCGTCGCCGGACCGCCCAGCCTGGGGGCGTGTCAGCCATTCGGCCTCCAGTCCGGCGATACTGGCCAGGTCCACATTTACGGGGCAAGGTCACAAGAGGCCACCAGGTCGCGCAGCCCGGAGTGCAGCCCGTAGATGCTCAGAGTCAGGCCCGTCGTGCCCGGGTAGACACCCAGGTAGAACGTGACCGGGTCCGGGCTGCCCCAATCGAGTGTCCCGCCTGCGGCGGGGGACAACTGGCCGCCCCCCGCGCTCGCGCCGGACGGGACCGCGTAAATCTCATACTGATACTCGCCGGCGGTGAAGCCGCTGCCCGTGGCATGCAGGAACCCGCCCGCGTCCACCGACAGGGCACACGACGCGCCCTTATCGTTGCCAGCGTGCGCGGCAGCCGGGACGGCGAGCACCAGCACGGCCGCGGCGAGCACCGCGGCAGCGGAGAGCCGGCGCATCACTCAGACCAGACCAGGTCGCAGAAGATCGGCGTCGCCGTGCCCACCGACAGGGTCACGAACACGCACACCGACGTGGACACGTTGATCATCCACTCCTGCCCGCCGGGCGGGAACTCCTCCCACATCGACCCGGACGTCTGCGGCACCGTCCACCAGCCGAGAATGTTCCCCAGCGTGGGCGCGATCGTGTACGACGGCGTCGACGTGTTGCTCATCAGCGACGCCGGCGCGGACGGGTCATGCGGCCGCGGCGTCACCGCCGAGCCGCCGGTCGGCGAGTTCGCCGTCCGGGCCAGCTTCACCGTCACCACGTTGTTCGCCGCCGCGCTCGTCGCGCCGATGGAGAACCGGATGCCGGTGATGCTGATCCGCTTCGTCGACGGGGTCGTCGCAAGGAGGATCGGCTGGTCGACTGTCGTCACCGAGATCGACTGCGAGCCGGACGAGGCGACATAAAGATCACTGAGCGCCATCGGGGATGAGTCCCTTCACTGTGATACGGGGGCACGGAACACCAGCGAGCACCGCTCACCTGGCACATCTTCGGCGGGAACGCAGTGCTCCCACTCCTCCTGGAACCCGGGCGGCATGAACAGCAGGTCCCCGTGCGCCAGCTGCACGAACGTCTCCACCAGGCCGCCACCCCGGCGCAGGCCGAACGTCCGGGTCACACCCAGGGACAGGACCGCCTGCGCGCCCCAGTCCCGGTCGTGATGCCACCCGCAGCCCGCGCCATCCAGATACGCCTGGTAACAGACGGCGGTGAACCGCACGCCCACCTCGGCGTCCAGGCCTGCGAGCAGCCACAGGCCCAGGTCAATGAACGGCTCCGGCCACTCCGTGACCGGCGGCCGGTCCTGCAGCAGCAGCCACCCCGTCGCCCGGCCCGGCTCCCGCTCGGGGTAGGTGAACACCTCACGCAGCGCCGGGAGAAGCTGGGTGTCAGCGCCGCGCCAGCCGCGCAGCAGCCGCCACTCAGCCACGTCCCGGCCTGCGGCCCGCGTACAGGTGGTACCGCTCGCGGATCGTCTCCTGCCCCGGCGGGTTCGGGTGATGCTTACGGCACACCACGTATGCCGTGCCCTGCACCGGCAGCCGCCCGACACGCCAGCATCTGGGCTGGTGGCAGTTATGTTTTCTGGCGGTCACGTACGCGTTCAGCGTCAGGCTGCCGCCGACCACCAGCACCCCGAACAGCCCCGAATAGAACAGGTAGAACGACCCGCCGTCAGTGCCGAGGACGTGAGGCCAGTGCATCAGCCCTGCGCGGCGATCAGATCCGCCTTGGACATCCCGGCGGCCTCGTCCTCAGCCATGCCGTGCGCCTTGACGTACGCGATCCACGCGGCCTTCGGCGCGTTCACCGCGGGCTTGGGGACGGGGGCGTCCTCCGGGGGTTCTGCGGGGCTCTCAGCGCCGCGTTCCTCCACATCGGCGTCCTTGACCGCGACCGGGATCGCGCTGCCCTGCGCGCACAACCCGGCGCCCTCCTCGTCGGGGACGTCGAAGTCCACGCCGACCGCCGGCCACGCGCGGCCGTCGTACCGGCCGCCGGATCGCTGCTCGATCATCCTGATCTTCATGCGAACAACCCTTCGTACGCCTCAGCCCACCGGGTCCAGCCGGCGTCGATCGTCCACGCCCGCGCCGCCTCTTTCGCCTTCGCCCCCATCGACCGCCGCAGCCCCTCATCGCCCGCAAGCTCCTCGAGGTACTTCAGCCACTCATGGTCCTGGCGCACCAGGAACCCCGTCACGCCGTGCAGCACGAAACTGTTGTACGGCTCAATGTCGGAGGCGATCACCGGGATGCCCCGGGCCCCGTACTCCAAACATTTCACAAATGATTTCGATTTGTTAAATGTGTTCAGCTGCAACGGTGCCAGGCCGATGTCCCAGTCGATCGCCGAGTAGAACCCCTCCGGGTCATCAGTGACATGCACCCACGGCACGAACCCGCACCGCTCATGCCTGACCGCGGTCCGGTAGTCGGCGCCGATCATCACCGCATCCCACCCGGGGTGCCGGTTCAGGAACTCCCGCAGCGGCCGAGCGATCTGGCGGATGTCGGTGCCGTGAGATGCGCCGCCGTGCCACCCCACCGCCGGCCGGTCCCCCGCCGGAGCGGGCAGGTCCAGCACCCACCCGGGGACGTGGTTCGGCAGCACCGCCACATTCGCCGCGTACTGCCGCATCACCTCCGCCAGCGGCTCCGTGCTGACGGTCACCAGGTCCGCGACCTGCGCCGCGTGGACCACCGCGTCCCGCACCTCCAGGCGGGAGAACTGCTGCCACGCCGCGAAGTTCACCGGCTCGATGCTGAACACGTCATCATCAAGCTCATACACCAGCTTCGACGTGAGCGCCTGACGGCGCCACACCCCCAAGCCCGCGTGGTTGTCCCACTTCTGCGCCACGATCACGTCATGACCGGCCATCGCCGCCTTCGTGACACCCCCGCCGCCGTCCCGCTTCGCCGAAGACACCGCCGTGGTCCCATATCCGTGCTTCGCCAGCTCGGCGAACGGCATGATCACCCGGTACCAGGCTTAAAGCGCACCCGGAGCCGCCATCATGGCCGCCGAAGATCCTCACGGGTGCAAACTCACCGGCAACCGCACCGACCCTTCCCGCATCAGATGTCCCGCGCGGAGTGGTGCCAGTGCACGGTTACCTGCGGCACGAACTCCCACGACCGCGCGGCGGCCACCCACCGGCTGATCACGTCCCAGTCCGCGTCGCCGCCCCACCGCCAGTTCGCCTGCCGCAGCAGCCCTGCCGAGTGCACCACCGCGTTCCCGTCGATCCGCCCATGCGCCGGGGTGCCGTCGCCGATCACATCCCATGGCCGGCCGTCCAGGTAGCGGCGCATCTGCGTATACACCAAGTCCGCGCCGCCGCCGAGCGCCTTCGCGCACGCGGCGAGATGGTCAGGGAGGTACTCGACGTCGGAGTCGAGGTAGGCGATGTGCTCCCCGGCCGCCAGGTACGTGCCGACCAGCGCCGCGGACACCGCCCGGGAGCCCCGCGCCCCACGGGCGCCTGGGGAACCCGGCGGCTGCCCTGCGCCGTCGCCGCCGTAGAACCCGTGCCAGTTCCGGCCCAGCTCGGCGAGCACCCGCTGCCCCGCCGGGCCGTAACCCAGGTTCCGCAACTGGCCCCGCAGCTGCGGGTCAGGGCCGTCAGCGACGATGACGTGCTGCCAGTCGGTGAACACCTGGGCGTTCAGGGACGCGATCGCCCGCCGCAGGTCCGGCCACTGCCGGTACGTGGGCGTGACGACCGTAATCACGGCGCCAGCTTGTCGCAGCGCATCACGTCGATCACGTGGCCGCCGCGGGTGATGGTGCCGGTGACCTGGTATCCGATGCGGCGGCAGATCTTCTGCTGCCCGGCGTTGTCCTGCCGTACCTCCGCCCACATCGGCACCCCGCGGGCGTGCGCGCGGCGGACGTTCTCGATGGTGACCGCCTCGCCGAAACCCTCACCGCGGCGGCTTGCCCTCACCCCGGTGGACGACCAGGCGCGGCCTTCGCCGTCCCAGATGAGCAGCCCGTAGGCGACCGGCTCATCGTCGAACATGAGGAAGCCCTCCACCTTCCCGGTGGCGATCTTCTGCTCGTAGAATGCCCGCTGCTGCCCCGGGGTGATCTGGGAGGTGTCCCTCGTCATCCACTCGGCGCACTCGTTCCGCAGCACCCGCAGGTCTTCGGCGGCCTCCAGGCCGTCAATGACGCCGAACGTGATCATCGTTTCTCCGCGAACTCGATCACCGCATCCGCCACCCGGCGGCGTTCCGTCTCGGACAGCGCCCAGTGGACGGGGATGCAGCACTCGCGCTCGAAGAACTCGTCCACGCCCGGCAGCGGGCCCGCGGCGAACTCGCGGAAGCACGTCAGCCGGTTCAGCCGGCCGTGGACCCGCGACACCTGAATCCCACGGGCGCGCATGTGCGCCTGGAACGCCGCGCGCTGCGCCCCGTCGCGCCACAGCAGCGTGTACAGCCACCACGCGCCCTCCGAGTACCGCCGCGCCGGCGCGGCCTGCATAAGGCCGCACAGCGCGTCGTCGTAGAACGCCGCGTTGCCGCGGTGCGCCTTCAGCACCCGCGGCAGGTGCGCCAGCTGGGCGACGCCGATGGTGGCGGCCACGTCGTTCATGTGGAACTTGTAGCCCCATTCGGGGATGTCCGCGTCCACCCGGGCGTCCGCCTGCTCGGCGTCCCGGTCGATGCCGTACCAGCGCAGCAGTTTCCCGCGCCGGTAGTCCGCCGCGTCCCTGGTGGTGAGGATGCCGCCGTCGATGGTGGTGATGTGCTTGATCGCCTGCAGTGAGAAGCAGGTGAAGTCCGCCGACGGTGCGCCGACGGGTTCCCCGCGCCACGACGCCCCGAGGGCGTGCGCGGCGTCCACGATCACCGGGAGCCCATGACGGCGGCCGATGTCTGTGAGCGCGCCTATGTCGCACGGCTGCCCGCCCCAGTGCACCGCCAGGACCGCCCGCGTGTCGGCGGCCAATTTCCGCTCCGCGTCCAGCGGGTCAATGTTCCCGGTGGCCGGGTCGATGTCCGCCCACACCGGGCGCGCCCCTTCGGCGAGCACCGGCAGCACCGTCGCCGCGCACGTCATCGGCGTCGTCACCACACTGCCGCCGCGGACCCCCGCCAGGCGGAGCGCCAACTGCAGCGCTGATGTGCCGCTGTTGACGGCGAGGACGTTCCGGTTCCCGACGACCGGGGCCAGGGCCGCCTCGAACTCCTCCACCTTCGGCCCCTGCCCCACCTGGCCGCTGTACAGGGTCTCAGCGAGCGCCGGGAGAAGTTCCTCCCGCGGCGGGACGTGAACCTTGAACAGCGGGATCAGGTTTGCTGCCAGGGCCCCGGCCCGTCCCCGTAGTCCGTGCTGAACAGGGCCTGCGAGCCACCCGGGGGGCTGTCGCCCACCTTCGCCCACCCGCCGGCGTCGCCGGACCCGTCGGAGGTGTCATACGGCTGCCAGTCCCGCCCCGGGGGCGACACGATCGGGTCAGGTGCGTCAGGCACTGGGGGTCCCCTTCCACGTGACCGGCGACGGGCTGTAAGAGTTATCGATCCGCTCCGCCAGCTTCCCCACCGGGATGTCCTCCATCGGCCCCACCGCCGGATCCGCTGTGTCTCTCGCGGCCGGCATCGGGTCCACCGGCACCGACCCCGGCGCCGACATCGCGTTCGCGTTCGAGCTGGTGGTGTTCCCGCCGGACATCGACGACACCCACAGCGCCGTCTTCGCCAGCGGCAGCCCCGACAGATCCTGCACGGCTAGCCCACCGCCCGGCCGCCGCGCAGCACCCGGCCGCCGCCCGCGCCGGTCCCGTCCGGCATGTTCCCCGCCACCCCCGGCAGCTGCGGGCCACCGCCGTACGAGCCGTCGATCGCCTGCGTCCAGTCGTTGTGACCGGAGATGTTGTCCTGCACGGTGTCGGTCTTGTTCGTCCCCGAGATCGCCGACCCCGGCCGGGTGTAGGTGATCGTGTCCGCGCCGCCAGCCACGTTCTGCGCGCCCATGCTGCCAGGCGCGCCGGTGTTCGCCGTGTGCGCCGGGGTCAGGCCGGAGATTCCCTCGTAGTTCTGCCCGTCCTCGAGCGTCGGGTCCGCCTGGTTCGCCGGGCCGCCACTTCCGGGGGCACCCGTGGACTGGGGGATAGCCGAACCGAACAGGCTAGTGGCGTAGTTCCCCGGTTCCAGCGTTGGATCCAGGCCGGCGATCTTCACGCCAGCCGCAGCCTGCGGCGGCGACTGCTGCTCGTCGGTGCCGCCACCATCGGGCGTCTGATGCGGAGGCAGGTTCGCCATCGGTCAATCCTTTCCTCTGAGCCGGGTAGTTGCCTGAAGCAACTCGCGCACCAGCGCCGGATAGTGGCTTACCACGAACGCCACCAGGTCCTCGGCACGCAGGCTGCCGCGTCACCCACAGCTCCAGGTTCTCCGGCCGGTTGTCGTCACGGATGCCGTTCTTGTGGTGCACGTTCTCGAACTTCTCCAACCGGCGGCCGAGGATCTCCTCCATCACCGCCCGATGCTCCAGCTTCCCGTCACCGCGAGTCCGGTAGCCCTGAGAGCCGATGAAACCCTGGCTCTTGCGAGGGTCCGCGCCCCACTTGCCGACCGCGTCACCAGAATAACGAAACCGCTGGTAGTGCATGTTGCACCACCCGCGAGACTTCGGCTTCCGCTCGCAGCCATCTACCGCGCACGTCATGCCGTCGTATTTTGAGTTCCGCGCCCAGCTCATCGCTTCGGCGGTGCCAGCCGTTCCGTGACGCCTAACCCGCGCGTAGTGCACATTGCAGTAGCCCTGCGCGTGGCTAGGCTTCTCGCAGCCGTCCACCGAGCATGTGCCGCCCGGGTTCCAGTTTCTGACACGACCGGGGCGGCCGTACCGGAGGAAATGGTTGTAGTGCACCTTGCAGTAGCCCTTGGCTGCGTGCTTGCCCTCACAGCCCTCTACTGAGCAGCCGCCGCAGGACCTGATGTAGGGCTTGATCGGCGTTATCTCGCCGGTCTTCATGAACTGGTCGTAATGCGTCCTGCAATAGCTGCGGACGTACACCTTACGGTCACAGTCACCGGCGGCACATGCACGAATAGGCTTAGGCATTGCTGGCGCCCTCCTCTACAGGGTTCTGGCAGAGACCGAGCGGAGGGCTTTCCGCTCGGTCTCACTATATCACCAGAGAGGTGTCAGCCCCCCTTGAAGCTCTTGATCGCGGTCGTGTCCACCAGGGTTCCGTCTCCTCTCAGGAGGCAACGAAAACTCACAAGATCCGTATCGAACTTAAAATCGTCGCTACGTTCGAATCTTATGCCCCCAACTAGGCGGACGAAGAATTGGGCGAAGTCGCCGAAGAACAGGGAGAAGTTCCCGGTGGCGACGGACTGCACGTACGGGTCGGCGACGAGAGGCTTCCCCAGCAGCAGGTCCGGCGAGCCGAGCACCGTGGACGGCTCCCACACCGGCCGGCCGACCGTGTCGGTGAGCTTCCGCAAAACGGCCACCGTCTTGTCCGCGCACATCCAATAGCAGGATCGGGACTGGCGGTACGGGGCGATCACGGAGTACTCCATGTCCACCAGGTTCGCGTAGGTGGGGCCGCCGGTGACCCAGTTGACACCCGTCGGCCCGGCGCCCGACGTCGGCCCCGTCACACCCGGGGACGCCGAGGTGGAGAACGTCAGCCCGGAGGGGACGGTGCTGCCCGCGCCGAGGATCAGGTCCGACCCGAACGCGTTCCCCACCGCCCGGCCGGCCTGCATCGCCAGGTAACCCAAAAGGTCCACCGAGTTGTCGTCGATCAGCTCACGCGCCACGTAGATGGTCCGGCCGTACTTGTACGCCGACAGGGTCGTCTGCGCGAACGTCGGGTCACCGGAGGTGATCTGCGCGCCCTGCCCGAACACCGCGCCGGACACGTGAGCGGTCGCCTTCGGGATCTGCAGCGTCTCCCCGCCGGAGGTGTTCAGCACTGTCGGCCCGGCCTGCATGATGCCGCTGACCTCGATCAGGTAGGCGATCAGGCGGTCGTAGAAGTCCGTCGGGACCACGCCGGTGCCGGTGCCGGAGTTCGACAGCAGGGTACGGACTTCCTCCATGCCGAACGTGCCGCCCTGGTGCTTCACCTCCAGCGACCGCGCCGCGCCCTGCGCGCCGCGGATCAGCCCGCGGATCTCCGCGTTGATGTCCCGCCCATCGGAATCGGCGGGGTGGGCGTACCCGTCGCCGCCGCGCCGGTACTCGGCGGGGCGCTTCCCGATCGCGTCGAACGCCTTGTCGGTGTCGGACTGCCGCTTCTCCGCGGTCAGGACGCCCTCGAGCTGGCCGTCGACCTTGTCCATCTCTTCCATGAGCCGCTCCCACGTCCCCTGCTCCTCCGGGGTCATGTCACGGTTCTCGGTGGCCGCGTCCTCCACGTACTTGCGGGCATCGGCCCACAACGACTGCCTGCGGTCCTGCAGGCGCTTTGCAACCTCGCTCGCCACGGCGGCTGCTCCCTTCAAGGGTGGGGTGGGTGATTGCCGTGGGGGTGGTTGCGTTTCCTGCCCCTTTGTGCCCTATTCAGTTGTTGACCTGCGAGAAGGTCAGTCCAGCGGGGGACCGAACCGCTTCTCCATCAGCTTCATCATCGCCGCCTGCCCGGAGATGGGCTCCTTCGGCGGCGCGTACGACGGGTGGTCGGTGCGGTGGAAGAACCGGCGTAGCTCATCGGCGTCCGCCATCTTCCGCACCTCCTCCAGCGGCGCGTCCATCGCCGCAGCCAGCGACCGCAAACCGGCCGTCGCATCGGGGTAGGCGGGGTCCAGGACCGGGGCGACGTCGACGAGCTGCACCTCGTGCAGCGTGCGCATCGGGTAGTTCTGGTCCGTCGTCGACCACTCGTCGCCGCCCTGCGGAACCCGGAACGCGAACGAGGAGAACTGCACGTCGCCGCGCTCCACCAGCTCCAGGATGTCGGTCCGCGACTGTGGCGGCAGCACCTCGTAGTCCAGGCCCACACTGTCGGTGCGCAGCTGCAAGGTGCGCCCTGCCGTTGTGCCCAGCACCATGTTCGGGTCGTGGTTGTACCGGCACACCACATTCGGCCAGCCCAGCGTCCGCGCCTGGTTGAACGCCCCCGTGTCCACCCGCTCCACGAACCCGCCGAGGTTGCGGGACAGCTTGCCGAACACCGCGCCGTAGCCGCCGATCTTCCGGCCGCCGTCGCCGGTACGGACCTCGATCACGCCCGGGGTGAATCGGCGCTCCGGCTCGGCGGCGAACATGGACCGGCCGTTGCCGTCACTGTCGCCGGCGTCGATGCCGAACTTCTTCGCCGCCGCCTTGATCGCCGGCATCGCCTTCTCCCCGAACGGGGACTGCGGCGCGCGCGACAGCGCGTTACGCACGTGCGCGGCGTCGTGCACCGGGAAATGCCGCAGCGACCGGGGCACCGTCCGGCCGGAGGAGTCCTTCGACCCGCCCGGCTCTACGTACGCGAAAGCACTGTCGGGCAGATCGTTCTGGTCCGCGGTGCTGATCTGCGCCCGGGGCTCATGCGCCATGATGGCGCTCCTTCCTGCTTTCACCAGTTCGGCGTGCTGCGCGGGCCACATGCCAAGCGCCGCGTGATGTGCCAGATCGCAGTAACCCTTCGGATCCGCGATGTACTTGCCGAGGTGCATGACGCACCGGTCGAAATCCCCCGGCTCGCCCCACCGGATCTTCGCCGCGCCCTCACCGTGCACCCAGTACTCGTGCAGCCGCTCAGCGCCGTCGTCAGCCACGCGGCTTCCCGTGCCCGTTCGCCGCAGGCACCGGCGCGGGCTGCTGGCTCACCGGGCCGGGGACCCGCTTCGGCGCGGCCTGCGGGTTCGTCTCCACGCCGCCGCTGTCACCCACACCGCCAGTGCCCTCGCCGATGATCTCCTTGATCCCGCGCGCCGCCGCCACCTGGATCTGCAGCGGCGTAAAGTCCTGGCCGTCGTAATCGTCGGCATCGGTGGGCCGCGGCAGCGGCTTCAGCCCCTCCGCCTTGCGGATCTCGTCCACGTTCATCCCGCCGATGTCCCGCGCCGCCCGGTACACCCCCCACCGCGTCTCCGGCGTCATCCGCAGCCGCGCGTCCCGGTTGAACTGCATGTACTGCGACGCGGGCAGGTACTCCGCCAGCGCCTCCTCCAGGCGCACCAGCCACGGGTCGAGGGTGTCCTGGATGAAACCGATCTGCTCCGACTCCACATTCGAATACCGCATGTCACCCGTCGACGTCGTCCCGCCGACCTTGTGCGGCGGCACCCCGTAGATCGCCGCGATCTGCGTCGCGTTCATCTGCATCGCATTGATGAACTGCGCCTCATCCGGCGGCACCACGATCGGCGTATACGTCCAATCCCGGCCCAGCACCAGCGGCTCCCGGTTCCGCTGCACCGCCACCAGCTTCCGCCGGATCACGTTCG